CGATTAGTACATCAGTGCTGTCATCAGCATAGGTATCAACATAGATACGCATAGTTGAGTTTAGAACACCAACGAACTTAACGTTAGTAGGAGCTTCGAAAGTACCTTCAGTAGTACGTGCAAAACTTGAAGTAGTTGCAGACTGAAGAATAGTTAGAGCGGTTGGTGAAACAACGGCCCAGTTCGCTGCACCACGTTTGGTACGACGAGCAACTTCGTTTGCTTGACGGTTGATTAGAGTAGCTAGAGCAGCGTGTTCATCACCAACGAAGGTAGCAACACCGGTAACTTTAGACTGGTCGTAAACAACAGCAGCAGCACCAGGAAGTGCACGTAGACGAGCTAGTAGTTCTTGGTCGATTTCAGTTGTGATTTCTTGTGCGATAGCAGCCATTAGTTCAGCTTCAACGTCAATACCGTGTTGTGCTTGTGCATCTTGTGCAGATTCAACAGTCCAACGAGCAGATAGACGACGAGATTGAGCTTCTACGGTTTCACGTAGAATACGGATGTTAACACGACGACCCATTACACCTTCAAGTTGTGAAGTTGGAGCAGCACGTGGTGCGGTATTATCAGAATTCACTTCACCAGTATATGACTTAGCGATTTTGTATGGTGATAGTGCTTCTTCACCAGCAACAACGCCAGGTGCATTATCAGCATATTGAACACGTAGAGTGTGGATCTGACCAACTGGTCCGGTCATTGGTTGAACACCGATGATTTCGTTAGCAATAACGGTTGGCATAACACGACGGATAATAGGTAGAATAACCTTGTTTAGTGTTGCAATGTTACCAGCAGAAGTTGCACCAGCGGTTGCAGATTCGCGTAGCATTACTTTACGTTGGTTATCAAGAACTGTTTCCATAACAGTTTTACGATTAGTAGAAAGACCTTCAACAAGCTTTTCCTTAACAGCAGCCCATTTAGATTCAGTTAATAGTTGTGACATTATAAATCTCCTCAAAAGATATTTTTTTACTTTTCTGTATACTTTATTTATCAGACAGAAAAATTAGCATTTAATAATTAACGATTTTTGTTCATTCCTGATAATTTAGTAATTTCATCTAAGAAATCTAAGTCATCAGAGGACAAGTCATCATTGATACTTTGGCGGTTTCCGGTAACTACTTTACCTTCCGTTAGAGTATTTTTAGCCTTATTATTAACTGCTGGACGGCTAGGATTAGCAGCAGATTCATTTACAGTACCCTTAAGAACAGACTTGTGGTACTTGCTGAAATTTTCTTTTAGCTTCTCGGTTGGAGATGTTGCTAGTAGAGATTCCATAATTTGTTTTTGCTGGGAAGTTAGTGGCTTTGTTAGTTCAGAGATGATTGCAGAACGTGCTGCGTTATCTTCCATGATACGAACTTTACGCTTAGCATTATCAGCTTCTTTACGTGCTTCACTTAAAGCAACAGTAGCGGAAATTGCTTTTTCTTCAGCTTCTTTAACAGATTCGTTTAGCTCACGAAGGATAGAACTTTCGTTATATTGCTTGCTATAGAATTCGTTTGAGAATGCTTCGAAAATCTTACGACCAAACATATTTTGTTTTGCTTCTAGTAGTTCACCTTTAAGAGCACTTAGGTTCTTTTCGGTAGTCTCAGCAATATAAGTCGCTGCGGTTTCAGCAGTACGCTTAATGAAGTTTGCACGTGCTTCCGCAATTTGCTTACTTCCTTCTGCAATCAACTTAACGCGAGTTTCTACTAGTTCACGTTTTTCTTGATGGAAATCTTTAAGTTCTTCAGCTAGGACACGATTACTGAATCCCATGAATTTACTTAGACTTTCATTAATAGTTTTGCGTTCTTGACGCATGGTTTTTACTTCTTCAGCTAGTACTGTGTTAGCAAAGTCTGAGAAATTACCTAAAGTCTTACGAAGTTTAACGCGGTCTTCTACTAGTTTACGCTTTTCAGCATATACATCTGACATTTGTTCGCTGATTACTTCAGCCATCATTTTGTCTAGACCTTCTGTTAGTTTCGATAAGTCTTCTTGGTAACGTTCTTTCATTTCTTCACGCATTTCAGCAGCTACATTAGCTTTTTCTTCATTCCATGCTTCCTGAATAAGCTGTTTAGCTTCGTCAGAAAGAGATGATTCTTTTAGAAACTTATCCAATTTTGACATTCGTTTTCTCCTTTAAAGTACAGATAGTATCTGCACTTGATGTACAGATATTTATAAATTTATTTTAATAACCTTTCAAATCCTTAAAAAATTGATGAATTTCATTATCAATTCCTTTAGCATTTACGTTGGTCGATTCAAATACACGTTTTGAACCAGTTACAGGTGATCCGTACTTACTATTTAGAGATTCAAATACCGCTTTAGGATACGCATCTGGAGCACTAGGTTGTGCTACAATATCAATAGTTACGATTTCAAAATCTGATACAATACCGTTATGGTCAACATTACCTGAACCACGTGAACTTACACCCAATTTAACGCCGCTCTCAATCATAGTGCGAATATCTTTACCGTGTGTAGTGTCAAGTAGCATAATAGTAGCCATACCATTTGCACCTTCCATCCAAACTTCAGTAATCATACCCACAACACGATCTAAGTTAACAGTTAGTGTTTCAGGGTGGTCACATTCACATAGAATACTTTCACCACGACGAATCCTTTCAGCCATGTTATTTACTGCTCTCGCAATCTCAGCGAAAGGATATACGCGTTCGTTCAAGTTTCTACGGTCAGCTTGAATTGCAATACCACGAAGGTAGCAATTCTTACGTCCAGTAACCTGATCCTCTTTGTACTCTAGTACTATTCTAGAATCATTGAATGAAGACCATTCTCTAATCATATTGCTCATAAAAATGATCTCCGTTCTTTAATTATTTTTGTTTTGGAAGTGGTGATTTAGAATTAGCAGCAGTGGTTTTTTGAACCTTAGCTGGCTTCATTACATTTTTACCTGAATCCATAACGTTGTTATTGTCGTCAGTGGTGTAGCTTAGTGTGTCAGCAGTATCGAAACTTTTTACAGTACCTGGATCTGAATGAGCACCATCTTTAATAGTTACTGGCTTAACACCATCAACTGGAGACTTAGCATTAGGAGCAACTACAGACTTCTTGTTAACACCAGCTTTCTCAGTTTTTTCTGGAGCGGTTACAGGTTTCATCTTGTATGCTTCACCAACTTTTTCTTCACCGAAATCTACATCAGAGAATTCGTCTTCTGATTCTTCTTCAGCATCACCGAAGTCATCAGATTGATCGTCGAATTCTGCATCTCCACCTTCGATTTCATCGAACATACGCTCTAATGAATCAAATGCAGATTTGATAGATTCCCATTGGTCAGCGTCAGGTTGTGCACCCGATTCATCTGCATCAACATCTACGTCAACGTCAAAATCATCAGATTCTTCTTCTTCTTCTGCTAAACCAGAAGCTGAACCGCCGCCGATATTTACAGAGTTTCCACCACCAACATCAACTCCGAACATACCTTCATCAAGTTCTTCTTCTTCGTCTAGTTTGTAGCCAACATCATCAGTCATATCTTCTGAAGGATCGGTGTCTACGTCTTCGCAAACTTCTTCTTCCTCAGCTTCCATTTCTTCTTCTAGTTTCTTGTTAATTTCTTGTGCTTGTTCAACAAAGTACTTACGCATTTTTTTATCAGCTACTTCGTTGTCGCCATTAGCAAAAGCCTGGATAGCTTCTTGCAATAGTTTAATATTTGCCATTATATCCTCCAAAAGATATACAAAAATTTATTTTGGTATGTCATTATTTATTGAATGAAAAAATACCATTTTCAAAAAAGCTTAAAAATGGCACTTTTCAACTAAAATAACTTACATCATGCCGCCGCCACCGCCAGCATCTGGAGCAGGTGCATAAACAACTGCTACCACTGCATTACGTTTAGCAGCTTCGTTCTTTTTAAATTCTCGGTACTTTCTCAAGTTGTTGAGAATTTGCAATGTTAATTTAGGTTTGCGAGTATCGGTGATTTGATATACTGTCTGATCATCTTCAGGGTCATACATCGAATCATCTTTAGCTTCAAAAATTTCGTCCAACATAACCTACATCCTTTATCATTTAATCGTTCATCTGAACGAATCATAACTATTTATGCTCGTTAAAATGAATTGCCTAAACTATTTGGGTCAAATCCATCACCACCTGATTGATCCTGATATTCTGAATCGGCACCTTGTAAGTTACCGTCTTCATCCATACCTAAATCATTTTCTGGTGAATTTGGAGATTCAATACCTACTGATTGAAGACCCGCATCTGCTCCTGGAGCATTTTGACCAGAACTATCTTGCATAGCTGCTGGATTTTCTTGTAACCATAGTCTTTCGTTCTCTACTATATCGTCTTGTTCAAAGCCCATCTTCTTCATGATGAATTGTTTAGAGAAATAGTGGAGGTCATTTAATGGCATATAAGTTTGAATTAGTTTAGCGTCCATTTCTGCCTTACGGTTTGCCGCAAAGTTCATTGGTGGGTTAAATGTAACTTCAAATGATGAAGCACTAATGTTATATCCATTTTTAATCATATAACGCTTAAATTCTTCATCGAAAATACGACAAATAATACGTTGATAACGCATACATTCGTTGTTAAAGCGAAGTTCACTTGCCATTGCCTGTGTAGCACCGTCACCAAACATAGCAACACCGCCATCATCTGGACCCATTGGTAGATAAGAAGCAGGAATCTGTAATCCACGAATTAATTTGTTATTGAAATAACGTAAGTCGTCAATCTGTCCTAAATTATCACCACCTGGTAAAGTTTCTACCGAAGAACCACGACCTTCCGCTGTTTGTGGGAAGAAATAGTCTTCTAGGATACTTAATGGGTTATATGCTGCGTCCATTAATGAAGTACTTCCACCTTTGTTAGAAGGAATTCTACGCTGGTGAATATCGTTCTTAACACGCTCTACATATGCCATTGCCTGATGAGGTTGCATATCACCTACGTCAATTTTAAATACACGACGTTCTGGTGCACGTTGAACACGATAGATAATAATACTATCTTCCAAAAGTTCTTTTTGTTTGTAGACTTTAAAGATATTTTCTAAAATACTTGTACCAAAAGGCCAGAAAGGATCTTGTCCTGTATTTAGTGACAAGTGAATTACGTGTTCTGCCGCTACTGGTAGTACATCTAATTGTCCGTTAGTACCGAATGGGTTAGAACTGTCAGTACTTCCACCTGCTGCTCCAGCAACTGAACCATATTGGTTTCCAGCACCGGAAAGTGAATTAGGCAATGAACCGTAAGCCTGTTTATCAAATCCTAACTGCGTATTACTCATTACTTTGTCACGAATGTTTAAAGAAATGTCACGCATATAATAAATTATTGGATTTTTACCAGTTGATTCATTTACTACAACCTTATCGACGTTCATTGGGTTTACCCAATACCATTCGAAGGTTTCTGGATCACGAACAAAGAATTGATCGCCATATTTTAGAATTCCACGGATAATGTCATAGATACGAACCTTAAATTCGTTCATGTCACTCCATGATTCTAATCTGTCTTCTAATGTAGTGACTTCCGTATCACCCATTGTATCTTTATATTGAATCTGGAATGGTAATCCAAAATCTTTAGTACTTTGTGTACAGAAATCCGCAATAATGTTTAAAGCGGTGCGAATTTCTGGATCTTGGTCCATTTGGTCGTATTGACGATAACGGTCAACACGGTTTGATAGTCCAGTGTAAACAGCCGGAAGATAAGAAGCGAAGTTTGTCTTCGCTCCTGATGACTGTACTGGATTGTTGTTTTGTGGAGTGCTCGATATTTTCGAACGCCCCATTGTCATAT